AAAAGGGTTATTGAGTTCTTCCGGTTTCAGTCGTTTACGGCCATCTTCGAGTTCCTTTTTCATTAGTCTGATTTTTTGTTTTGGGTCGATAGAACCCGCGGCGACGCCTCCAGACGCCGATGCTGCTGATGCTTTCCGTCCGTTCGGACCGTTCGGTCTTTTCGGTTTTATAATCCGCGTATTCTTTTTATCCGGCATCGAAACAAGAGCCGACGCTGCTACTGACGCGACAGATGGAACAACTGGCTCCGACGCAACAGAAGTGGCCGCGGGTGTAATCGATATTTCAATTGGTATATTTTCTTCATCTTCCGCCATTATCTATTATTAGTATTCTATTATTAGTAATAAATAGTCCTTTATATATCTACACGAAATAAAAAGGACACATAAAAATTAAAATATACCATAGCGGGATAATATGTTATTAATTTTACGAACAATTCTGATCTTTTCTAAATTGTAAGGTCGTATCGTGTGAATACACTCATCAAACGACATCCATTTCATTAGCCCTACTTCCATGATATCGTGCGCTTTCTTCGGCTTCTTATCTAAATCCACCATCGCGAGAAAATACTTCTGTTTGTAACACTTCATATCCGACCCCATAAATATCTCTTCAAATGGTGCGATATTCTGTATCACATTATCGGTGGTAATATCATATCCGGTCTCTTCAAGACATTCTCTCAGAGCACAGGTAATATCTTTTTCATTATAATTCCGGCGTCCTTTGGGAAATCCCCATTCGGTTTCACTCCATCGCGTGGTAGATTCTTCAATAAACTGATGAAGCGTCTTTATGCGCCCATCTTTCGTTCGTATTCCACCCAGCACCTGCCTATATTTTTCAAAAGAAATATGTTCTTCGTTTTTGTATTGACTTCCGCGTGTGTATTCACCCCATAATAACCTCCATAATTGTTCAAATGTAAGACGCAATAGGTTGTCTTTTTCGGTCATCGTCATTTCGTCAATAATACGCTGGATATATGCTTCGTCGTTGAGAGAGTATTTACCGCGTATAAAATCAACAAACCCGAATGAGTCGCGACGACGTATCATGAGAAATTCGGGGCCGGTATCACCGCATCGAAATGCGATTACGCCAATACTTGTTATTGGTGCGCGACAATTATTATATACGTGATTTGTTCGATTACAGTTGTTACAGAAATACTTGTTTGTGTCGACAGTAGACGAAACGGTTTTACTCCGGTAAGTAGCTGCTCCTCCTCCTCCTCCTCCTCCGCTGGAATTTCCCGTATTTGCGGTCGACGATTTATTAATTACTGTTGTTCGCAATAGACTAATTTCTAGATAAGATAAAGCAGATTTAGGATTGTTTATTTTTACTAGTTCGGTTTGTTCTGATGCTGATGCTGATGCTGATGCTGATTCTTGTAATGGTTCTTTTATAAATACCGACATTCCGACATCACCCATCTTTCGGTATACGTTTATCGTAATTCTAATTTTGTTTTTATGTCGTTTCATTATAAGCGATTTTATGAAATTAGATGCGAAAATATGGGGACCACATTACTGGTTCTTTCTAATGACGACTGCCGTGAATTACCCAGATCATGTTAACGATGTCGTGCGTAAAAAGTACTATGATTTTATTCAGAACTTTTCTATGTTTATTCCTGATCCAGAAATGTCGTCGGAATTCGATAGAATGTTGAATAAATATCCAGTTACACCTTATTTAGACAATCGTGATTCGTTTATTCGGTGGGTTCATTTCATTCACAATCGATATAATGTTATTCTCATGAAAGACGAGATATCTTTACATGATGCGCTTGAGAGATATTATTTACATTATCGCCCCAAACCTATACAGATATTAGAGGAACTGAAATACCGAGAGAAACTTGTTTATATGATGGTGGTAGCTGCTCTAGGGTATGCTGCCTATTATTATCATAACAGATGAATACAACACTACATAGATTTATTCGCTGCTATATATAACTGTTTACTAAAATGATAAAGACTGAATATATCGTATTTATTATTACAGCCATTCTTATCGCGAATACCTATTATGATGGTCATCTGATAAAGATGTTTCAAAGCAATCAAAAATGGATTAAGATGGCGACATTTGGGTTCATCGGTCTCTCGCTATTCATGTTTTTACGCCGTAATCCAGAAAACTCTAGGCAGTTGTTGTATCATGCCAACGATATCATTAAATATATGCCGATCAGTAAAGGCACCGCAGATATGATAACACCGTTTTTCGATATGACGAGGGGTTCGACCCCCCACGACGGTGGTGCTATAGGCGGGGGAGTAGGCGGGGGAGTAGGCGGGGCGATGGGTCGTGCGATGAGTAGTGCTGTCGGAACCCCTGCGCAACCAATAGCACGCTCGTCTTTCGGGGGCGGACCTCCCACCACTGCTGCGGAACGCCGGGTTCTCAACTCCGGAAAAAACTCTAGCAAACGTAGTGTTAGCGAAACAAAGAAAAAGTATGTCGCCGCACAACAGGGATGGAAATGCGGGGATTGTCAACGTCAGCTTCCAGCATGGTTTGAAGTGGATCACGTAATTGCTTTAGAACATGGCGGTTCGAATCACGTCGATAATTTAGTTGCTTTATGTCGCGACTGCCATGGAAAAAAGACCGCGATGTCGTTTCTGTAATTTATCGCATCCGTCGGTGTAAGGTCATCCGTAATCGGGGCGACATTATTATATATTATAATTATAACTGGGTGTTGTTATCATTATAACAAAATATAAATGTCATCACCACCATCACCATCAGGAACAGCAACGGCAGCAACGGCTGCAACGGCAGCAACAGCAGCAACAGCAGCAACAGCCGTAGCAGTAACATCATTACATGATGACACCGTTGAAGCCGTAAAATCTATCCAAGAATCATTCCATATTGACAAATTATTGAATTATCTTCCGATAATTGTACTCGTCATAATAATATTAATCAGTATCGTTTCATCGGATTTACTAAAAGATAATTGGTCTATTTTCGCAACATTAGTCATCGCGTTCGTTTGGGTTACTTTCGTTCATTATTTTTCTCCGACAAAGTATGTTAAACTCAAAGATGAAAATCCTCCATCCACCTTTTTACCAAAACTTACAACTTCATTTGATATTTCATCCAATTGGTTTTTATATATTGTAGTACCGATTCTTATATTTGGCCTAGGTCTTGGACTCGGTTTTGGCAGTATTAATGTATCAAATAGTGGAAGAAATTACGACCCCCGTGAAGCGTCGGTTGGTATGATAACTGTAGGTTCAATCATGTTGGCTGTAGGTGTTCTTTATTTTTTATCTATTGGGCTCAAATACTCTATCTTTAAGGATACATTCAAATGGATAATTGATAAATTTAATGTTTTACCCTTACCCCTAATTCTAGTGTTACTTATAATTGGAATTCCGTTAATTGTACGCGGTAATGAAATAAAATCTGATTTTGACGGTAAATTGAATAATGATGAATATTCTAGTAAAGAATTCCAGGAATCACTCGCAAAATCTGGAGCAGAAACGATGCTTGGTATTGGTACATTTTTTCAGATTGCGGTTTTTATAGCAGTTGGGTATTATTTGTGGAAATACACAAGCACAAATGAATCCTTAGCAAAACCATTTTTAGGAATCGCTGTGATAATTATTGTTGGTGCTTTATTAATATCGAAAAGTATGGGAGCGCCTGGGTTTGCATCCAGCGATAACCCATTTGAAAATAAAGCGTTTATGGTTCACGCCGTGATTTACTTGATTGTTGGGCTCGTATTTTTAGTAATATTGTTTGGACAGACCGAGAAATTAAATGTATTAAAGATAGGTTTTGGAGGTTTGAGTGTAATACTAATTATTATGATTATAGTGGCGGCGATATTTCAACAAATCAAAAATAATGAACAAATTGACATGGCTACATTAACAAACGATAATGACAGCGTTTATTATAAACAATTAAGAGATGAGGCTGTCAAGGAATTAAAAAAAACGAACCCAAATGCGACAAACGCTGATATTGAAGCTGCTGTATCGAGCCGTTTGGATAAGTTACGCGAAAAATCGCAAGGACCAACTGATGCTATCATGTGGATATTTACAGTTATTTCATTAATTATCGTGGCGTGTATTGGGCTTTTTTGGGTACGTCGAAAAACCTTAATTTCTGACAGTAGCATTATTACTAGCACTGTTGATAAAGACAAAATAAAAGACAAAATAAAAGATGACAAGATGTTTTCAAATGACTGGGATAAATTATTAACTGACAACGAGGGTGAAAGCATGACCATCCGTTTGGCCAAATGGTTTTCATTCGTCCCGTTCTTATCGGTTATATTACTCATAATGTGGGTATCTATCCTTTTTACGAATGTCACTACTTCACCCGCTACAACGAATTGGATAGGAAATACATTCTCCGGTGATATGTTTCCACGTGTTAAAGAGCTTATCGATACATTTTTTATCGTTATTATAGCAGGTCTTTCATTATGTGCGATTTTATTGCTGCCGGTTGTCAAAGAAATGAATGCTGGTGGTCTTGAATCGATACTGAAATTCGCCGAATCTGTTCAGGTGTGGCAGTTCAATAAGAATGATTCAAACCCCATTCGAGGTGGATGGGTTGGTTTACTCACATTTATCGTCGTAATCGTCGTTGGTCTCTCGTGGTGGTGGGATTATTTGGTGAGAATAAAACCGGAAAAAGAGGCAACCACCGGTGTGTCATTACCGATCGTTCCCGATAATTGGGGATGGGCAATCGCGTTTGTTGTTCTTCTCGCAATTTGCGCAATACCGACAGGTTATAATATATGGGGAGGATTTCATGCTGATTTCGACAAAGAAATTATAGTGAAACGTATCTTACGACAGTTTATGACAACTATTTACCTTGTACCATGGTTGATTATCGTGTTGTTTCGTGCCGGGTTATACTCAGTTGCGTCTTTGTCTGGTATTCCCGATATCGTCAAGAAACGCGATGAAACCATCGACCTATTGAAATTCTGGAAATGGGATGCCAACGAGACCGACCTTCGCATGTTTCCGACAGATGGTAACAAACCAACACCTAAGAGTGCGACATCGATGCCTGCTGCTCCTGCGTCTGCCGCTGCTCCTGCCGCCGCGTCTGCTCCTGTCGCCACTGATGTCGGCATCAACGAAACCAAAGTAAGCGCAATCGGTAAGCTTATCAAGGTGATATTGCTAACAATTTCATTCGTCATTTTAATTCTTGCGATCATTTACTATGTCTATAAGATTGACGCCGAATTCACGAATAAACGTGGTGACGCTGATGCCACAGCATCCGGTGGTTTCGCAGCACAAATGAATTCGCCCACCGCGCATACAATATATGTTCTGATCGCTATCGTGGGTATTGCCGGTCTTGTCGCATATCTTCGAGAGAAATTCACGAAGGCCAATAATAAGACACCTGAGAATTATTTATTCGATGACATGAAAACAGAAGACGCGACAAAACCGCTCCGCCAACTCGCATTTGGTGCGACACATATTATTTACGTTATATTGATGGTTGTTGTTTGGATCTATGACCGCGACAAAGATGATAAAAACTTAATGTCAGTTACGGGAATGACAGTTTTAGGTCTCGCTATCCTGTTTTTTCATTACGGATTAGAATTTATCGATACATTAAATCCTAACAAAAATGCGGCGGAAACTGGCGCGGATGTACCGAAACCATCAGTCACAGACCTCTTTACGAATATCCGGTTCATCATTAATACCGTTTTCTTCATCGCGTTATGTGCGCTTGCTTACTATAAACAGCATGGTGTTATGGTTGTATTGATACTCGCGATGTTCATCTTTCATCTCACAAAATCCATCATAGGATTGAAGCTACTTAAATTGTTATGGCTAGGTATTATTTATATTCCTTGTCTCTTCCTTGACTTCCTTCAATCGTCTCAGAGTGCGGTAGGTGATACTACTCGCCCCATCTGGATTATTGTAGCTATCGAGATACTGCTTATCGCCATTTTATATGGTGGTCCTTATCTCATCAACTATATCGGCGCGTCAGCCTCGCAAATGGTTGCTGCTCCAGTAAGCTTGAAAGAGAAGTATGATACGAATTTGAATACCCAAAGCCCGCAAATTTTTATTTTCCACAATACAGGAATGGACCGAACACCTGAAGACAAAGCCGCAAATTGCCCAGTCGAAGAAAAGAAGCGGTATAATTACTCTATTTCCGGATGGTTCATTTTAAATAATACGGTCAATACGAGTAATGGAGATTTAGAGATATTTAATTTCGGTAATGTTCCTCGTTTGACGTATAATACATCTACGAATGAATTGAAATTATTTTGTAATACGCTGAATATCTCTGGCACCCCAAATACAGATAAGGATTCCAAAATTCCCATATACAATTCAAAAGCTAATTATAATACGATTACTTCTGGAAAAAATATAGAAAATGAACCACGAATAAAGATATTACTTGATAATGACGATGAACTTGACGCACCAATACCTATTCAAAAATGGAATTACTTTGTAATAAATTACAACGGAAAAACGATGGACTTCTTTTTGAATAACAAACTTATTTTTAAGAGCGATTTCATCATGCCAGATATTCAATTGAAACCGATTACTGTTGGCGACGGTGATAGAACAAAAAGGATGAAAGGATTGAACGGGTCGATTTGTAATTTCGCATTCCACAAGGTTCCATTAACAAAAGAACAAATAAGATGGACATATACTATGTTGAAATCCCAAGACCCGCCTATGATTGGAATGCCAACCATCGTGGATGATGTCAAGCAGGCGGGTTCTACTGACATATATTCGAAGTAAATAAATGTATGTAATAGAAAAAAGAATAAAAAGTAATATAATATCTGTAATATTTATACGAAGTTATGAATTCAAAACTAGTTCTAGCAGTTATCGTAATTCTTCTGTTATTGTATGTTATTTTTAAAGCATTAACTACGAATTACACTACTTTAGGAACGATGCAAAAATGGTCAAACAAAACCACTTTACAAAGTTCAAATCTACCGAGTACATTTAAAGCAAATAGCGCTATCTCGATTTGGTTTTACATTAAGAAGTGGGTCAACGGAACTGATGTCGTACGGTTTCATAATACCGCAGCAGGATTAACCAACGATAATACAATATTCCGCGTATTATTTAAAAATAATACAAATACGATCCAGATTTTTCCAAGGAGTGGAGCGAGCGATTCGCAGTATGATTGTGAAATATCGGATTTCCCTCTTCAGAAATGGGTCAATCTCATCATCAGTTTCAACGGTTCCGCGATGGATGTCTATGTTGATGGTAAAATGGTGAAATCGTGTGTTGTCAATTTAGGTTCGCGTATTCAAGAGACCCAAAGTATTGTTTTAGGAGCTACTCCTAGTATTAGTACAGACGACGTCGGCTTTATCACAAACGTCAAACTGAAGGCGGCGCCAATCGCACCTCAGGAAGCATGGGATATTTACTCGCAAGGTTTTGGTGGAAGCCCCTGGAGCGATCTCCTTAACAAGTATAAGGTGAAGTTAAGTTTCATCGTCGACAATCAGGAACAAGTTAGTGTTAGCACGTAATAGCGCGCACAAAACAATACGTTCATTTCTAGTGTATGAATGTATTGTTTTTTTATTCGATTATATTAGTAACCTATTTAAAAAAAGTATGAATGACAGCAGCAGCAGCGGCAACGATGAAGGCGGGTTTTTAAAAGGAATAACATCTAGTTTCTCGAAACCAAGTGAAGCAGGATTTTCTTCATCTGGAACATCTAGTGGAGGTTTTGGTTTGAGAGATTTTATGGAATCTAATAGCTTGGTCGCAAAATTTGCCTTTATTTTAATGGTATTTATCGTGTTTTGGGTGGCTGTGAAACTGTCCATTATTGGATTATCGTATTTTATGCTTCCAAGTATGTCTCCTTTTGTGTTGAACGGAACAGCGAATACGGAAGATATGGCGATGACTATATCACAAGATCCGTCCAAGCCGGAATCAGTTTATATATCACGTTCTATGAATGAAGATGGTGGATTAGAATATACATGGTCGGCGTGGTTTTTCATCAACCAGGTTCCATTAAAAGAAGATAGGTATTCAAGAATCTTTAGCAAAGGCGGTGAAGGAACAAAGTCGTCTGAAAATGGTATTTATTACCCAAATAACGCACCTGGATTATATATCCGCTTTACAAAATCAGTAACAGATACTAATCCGGATAGAACCGATAAAGGTGTAAACGTGTCTTTACTTGCGGTAGTAGATGTTAGTGGAAAAAATGAGAGTAGTAACAAACAGGATAATTTACATGAGAAACTTATTGCTACGGATATTCCTATTAAAAACTGGGTGAACGCGGTTATTCGAGTAACAAACAACGTTATCGATTTATATATCAACGGACGGCTAGCTCAGCGTCGCAAAACAGCAGGAATCCCCTTACAAAATTATGGAAATGTGAATATCGGTGAAGATAAAGCGTCCAATCGTTTTAGTGGATATATTTCAACCATACAGTATTTTAATTATTCTATTGGCGCAAATAAAATAAAGAGCATCGTGGATGAAGGGCCTAATATGAAAATGGTTACATCAAGTGGCGACTCATCGAATACAAAGAACGCGGGTTCTTATTTATCAAATAATTGGTACATGCGGTAATATTTTTTTACAATCACATATCAGCAATACTTGGTGTAAAAAAATATAATGGGCGACGTTCCACAACCGACATGGACGCCACCATTACAACAAGATAGTCAAACCGGTGATGTTTATTTCTTTGGGGGCGATGGAAATAGTAGATATAACGTATACACTTTAAATTATACAACAACCTTCACACTTTTACCAGGAACATTTACATATCCGAGTACTTTACCAGGCGTAGGCCCGCGTGATACAGATGTTCCATCTGAACTTGTTGAATTACGTAGCACACTTATTGGCGTGATTCCACTTATTAACCTTGTTTCAAATAATACAAGTACCGGAATCACATTTTCAATCCCAACAAACAATTACGCAGTATCAGTTGTATCATTTGATCGTGACTATTATGTTATTCCACAGGCGTCTGGTGACCCCGGAAACATTCCCAACGAAGGCGGATTATATAAAAATAGTGGTGCTGAGAATATACGTCTTCCTTATCGTAACGCCCTTGTGATCAAAGGTGTTTATGATAGTACAGGTGGTTATCGTTATGACAATCCGTCGATGACCATTCGAATGGAAATAAAACAGGCAGCAACAATAGCCGGTGTCAGTCCGGCTTATGCTGAAAAAAAGATATTCGTTCCACTTACAATTCTGAAAACTCAAACAACTATCGGTTTAATTCAACCCTTTACTGGTGTTGGAAGTAGTAAGTTTAATTCAATTCCAGACGCGACCGGTAATATCGTCCGCGAATATTTGGACGGATTTATTGATTTAAATTTTCCGGATTTCGCAACAACAGACCGCAAAAATGTACGGGATGGAACACCTGATTACACGCAAATAGAATATTATTTAAATGTTACGGGTAATGATTTGCGTACATTCGATAAAAGTAACGAGTATATAGAAATAACAGGAAATAGAATTAGAATTAAAAAAAGCACAATATTGACGAATGGAAATCACACCATTATTGATATCAAATTTCTCCAAGAAGAAACGCCTATTTATCTAAGGTCATCTCAGCGTATCGGTGATACAAATGGGAATACAAGAACGATTCGAGTTGTTATCAATAAATCTACTCCTACATTTTCGAATCAATTTCCTGTACTTAATACCGGTGATTTAAACACGATATATAAACTGCCGGACATGAATAAAATGACATCAGAAGGTTCATTTATTATTATACCACCAACTTCCACAAATACAGACGCGGGTTCTATAAATAATTTTATTATTTCATCATCCAACGAAAATTTATTGAAGATTACTGTTACAGGGACAGGTGCGTCTACTGTTTATAGAGCAAATATGTACGGTTCAGGTACATCAATTATCACAGTCACGCAGCCAGCGAGCACAAATTTTAATCAGAAAGTCGCCACATTCAACGTAAATGTCTTTGAAATAACTCCGTCCATTATTAATTGCAACACGAATCTTTTTTATACAAATCCATATAATCGCCAGTTTTGGACACGTTTTAAACCGGAATGTCGTTCATCGAATTTGGTGGATAGTATAACCGGTAGACAACTTACGGTAAGCCAAGTCGACGAAGTATATGATATGCGACGTAAAGCTGAAATCCTGAAATACAATAATAATGTCGGCGGATTAACAAAAAGTCAGAAATACGCAAAGGCGTCTCGCGGCGAGCTAATGAGAAATATAGGTAATTCTACGAAATATACAACTGATGCTGCTAACCCATTTACCCTGATTTGTCCTCCGTCTGCGTCGAATAGTCGATTATTATGCGGTCTTACATCCGCTTGTGGTGTTCCTGGGAAAGAGCGTTTATTATGTTATGATCCGTCTATAAATTTGTATAATTACAAACGCACATATCAATATGAGGCGGGTCTTCAACTCACATCAAATATACCTACTACTGTATTGACCGAACCCACCAACTTGCGTATCAGCAATTATGATAATGAGAATAAACGCATAACATTAACGTGGGACGCGCCTGATTCGAATGGCGGATTTCCGATCACCGGTTACGTAATTACTTATTCAGTGAATAATAAAACATGGGCTCCGTATGAAAGCGTTTTTCCATACAAGCCTCCGGCAGGAGTCGTTCCTACATTCAATATGATTTCTGGCGAGATTAACGGAAATTCTGTTGTTTTTCAGAAAAAACCGGGTTTAGTTGATGATATTGCGGACAATACTGTATATTATTTATCGGTATTCTCGGGAAATGAACGAGGGTTATCAAGCGTGCCAGCCACAATCACTCTGAAAACATCATCGGTTCCTTCGATTATATCGGATTTGGGATTTACGAATGCGCCGGATGAACGTCAAAATCTTATGGTTGACTTGAAATGGACCGATCCAGTTAATACAGGAGGTAATAATGGGTATAATGGTCCTTCTATTACTATGTACAATTTGTATTATCGCAAAATTCCAGATACAGTATGGGCAAAAATAACACTCAATAAAAGTAATGTTATTATTTCTTCTTCGGGAAGTCAATCTCGTCGTTATGTTTTGCGAGATTTAATGAATCAGAGTAAATATGAAATCAAAATAGAACCTATAAATAGTGTCGGCGTTGGACCAGAATCGGCTATTGTAACAGCCCGAACACTAATGAAACCAGGTGTACCAAGTAATGTGATAATAACATCAAAATATGGATTACTTCCACCAACAATATCAGATATTAGTCGAAATTATATTAATATCACATGGAACAAGCCTGATTCAGGTGGTAGTGCTATTAAATATTATAATATCACGATTACACCTCCGTCGAATATTGGAACCAGTATTACATATCCATACAACATTACATCTACAGATACGGATATATCCTATAGTGCGAACATAGGTATTATTAATAGTCAATATTTAGTAGATGGTTCTTACTCAGTTGTAATTGAAGCATATAATGGTTACGTAACTAGTAGTGAAAGTATCAGAGCATTTGTAACTGTTAACCCAACATCGGCAAAGGCGCTTATATTCAATATGGAAGGTTATTATAGTCAATCGGGTTTAGAATATGCGCTAATGACATTTTCAATCAATTCTCAGTGGCAGTCAGCAAACCCAATATCTTATGTACGAATAAATGGATTAAATAATCCTTATTTGGCTTATCTTAATAGTGATAATCAGCGTATTTCGGGAACAGGCGAACATAAAATAATAATACCTTCTGTTTTTGGCGGTAGCGAAATCATCATTGTTGGGACATTATATTCTATTACCATAACACTCGTATATAATGACGGACAACAACAAACGAGTGAATTATTTCAATATACCCCCGAAATAAAATATTTAACGATTTAGTATTTTGAATCATCCATGATACAAATATTGTATGATTCAAAACCCTGTTGTATTTATTCTCTCAAAGTAGGATCGACGCATATATCTTGTCGCGAAAATACTTGTCCAGACATGCATTTATCGCTGGCGTCTACTTTCACACAACTTCGAAATCCTCGGTCCTCTCCAATATAACAATAACCGGCTTTTCCGGTTTGATGTTTCTGAGTTACACTCGTGCTATCGTCTGCGCGCGGCGCTGGGCCACTATAACTTCTGTCGGCCTTATCCAAAAATGTATATTTTGTATCATCATTTATGAATCCCGGTCGTTTATCACTACTGTTGGTCATTCCAGGGGGGGTAGGGAGGTGATGATGTGGCGCGGATGATGACTTTCTGCGCACCGCCGTGGTAGCATCGTTATCGCGTTCGCCGTCTCCGTCGCTGTCGCTATCAGAATCACTATTCGCGTCGTTGTCGTGGTCGTGATCGTTGTCGTGATCGTAGTCGTTGTCGTTGTCGTATTTTTTATCTGTTACACGAGATATTAATTCTCTTCCTTTTTCTTCCATCGATTTAAAGAATTGGGTAATCTTGTCTCCGAACTCCCCCATTCCTAAATGAAAATCTCCATTATTTGACAAACTACTCCACATAAACCATAGGATTACAACAATAAGGATAAACTTGATAAGAGTTCCTAATGAAAAAAAACTGTTGTCACCGTCATCGGCATTATCAGACGATACGTCGAGAGATATTTCCGGCATTTTCACATCGTTGAATGTGTCTTGAGCTTTTTCACGAATACCTGACAATATGTTTGATTTGGGGGCATCAAACATTAAGCCGGATTTTTTCATTTTAGAAGCGAGAGATAATCCGCTATTTACACTTTCATTATTTGTAGGTGCGCCGAAATTCGTGAATTTAAAACTAGGAAGTGACATCCGTGTATATACAGTAGATATAGAGATTATTCATATGGACTATACTTTTTTGGTGCGATCGTTGGCGGCGGTGGCGGTAGTTCTGTTTTAGTATCATCTTTATTCCGAACAATAGTGTTCATCGAATTTAGAGCCTCTAACCGCTTAATTGTACGCTCTAAATCTCCATTCTTGTCGCCTGAATACCCAGACGATGAAAATAAATAATCAGTTTCTGGACTAATCTCATGTTGTTTAATTTGCTTATAAATCGCGTTAATATTTCCGATAGCAGTTTCAATCATTATACGGTCATTAATCATTTCTATTTTACTATCGTATTCTGTAGTAAGAAGCGAAATAGCAAAGTATATGAGATAACGACGCTTTTTGCGAACCCCTGGCGTAAAACGAATACAATATAATCGCAATAGACTATTCACTATTTTTTGTGTAAGAGGCGAATGATCTTCTGTGTCGTTACTTCGTGCTATAATCATATCCCATATCATCCATATCGGATCAAATTGGAGTTTATCATCGACGGGAATATGTGACCTACGTTCGCATCGACATGTCTCCTTCTTCGCCTTGCAAATCGTCTCAAACTCAACAATCCATTCCACCCAGTAACATGCCAAAAGTGTATTTTTAGAGTCGCGTGATATATGATACGCAAATTCATTCATCGCTATGAAAATCTCTTTTGGGTCTCTTTCTTTAAAAAAATCCTGAGCATAATCAACTCGTGGCGCCTTCAAGCGCTGTGACATCGTCGCAATATCATATTCTTCGTTCTTCTTTATTTTCACACTCTCGTATTTATGCTGTCGCTTCGAATTCGAGAGAACACACACGATTTCCGCGAATAGTGTCCGCATCTTCGTAATCGGAGTTCATTTCCGGTGTATCCGTTGGAAATAATAGATTTGAAACTCTCATATCGCATCTCGATGTAAAGTGGTAATTTAGGATTCGCTAAATGAATGTACTTGCTCGCAAACGTGATAATAATATCCCATAATTCAAGATAGTGACCAGAACATATAAGTTCAGCACTCCAGTAACATGCTGGTTCTATTTTCGAACCGGATAGACTATTTAATAGTTCTTTACGTACATCTGTTTTTTTATAGGATGAAAAAGTTATACCTCGAAAGTCAGACTCACTACGAATATCATTTATCTCGTTGGGATCCGCAGCCATAGGGTATCGTTAGTTAGTTAGTTAGTTAGTTATTATGTCTATGGTTTTTTTTCACGCGAGAATAACGATAATATATTTTATAACGAAATACTAGTAGTGTAGAATAGTATGGCTTCATTATATAAATCGTTTTCCGCGTATATTCAATCCATATCACGATGGGAAATCCTTACATTTTTATTCATATTATTGATGATATTCTGTTTTATTAAGAAAGATTTATCTATTCACGTTGAAGGGTTTGAACAACAAGATAAATACAAAGTATACGAAAATAACACAATTTACGATAATTTTTATGCCGATATCTACGATGAACTATTCATTCAGCCTAATAAGATAGAGGCAGAGGCGGATGAGATTATTCACATCACCGGTGCGTTGGATGGCTCCGAACTCGACAAGAAGAATTTCAAGGTAGGTGACTTGGGGTGTGGGCGCGGGCATCACGTTCATGAACTAAAAAAGAAAGGCGTTGTAAATGTCATCGGGTGTGACAATTCTGAGGCGATGCTTCAAAACGCGAGAGATTTATATCCTACGTGTAAGTTCATTAAGGGTGACTTTATGAAACCGATGCTATTTAGTGAAGAAGAATTTAATGTGCTCACATGCTTTTATTTCACGATATATTATGTCAAAGATAAGCGCGCGTTTCTCCGAAATTGTTATCAGTGGTTGAAACCCGAAGGCTATCTCATTCTACATTTGGTGGATCGCAATCACTTCGACCCCGTTGTTCCTGGCGGAAAACCTCTCTTTATTGTATCTCCTCAGAAATACGCGAAAGAACGTATCACGAATTCTCTCGTAAAGTTCAGGAGTTTTCAATACAAGTCTGATTTTACGCCGCCGCCCCCGTCGAAGAATGGTAGCAATCGCGGCACCGGTCAGAAAAATATAGGGAAGTTCGTCGAAAAGATCACCGATGATAAAACAGGTAAAGTACGAGAGAATATTCACACATATTACATGCCAACTAATCGAGAGATGTTGGAAATAGCGAAAGAGGTCGGTTTCACCGTAACAGGACAGGTTGATTTGGTTCATGTTTTGAACGAATATCAGTATTTATATATTTTAAAGAAGGTCGCGTAGATTGGCATATACGTTTTTGTCTTTGTAATATAATGAATGAAGGAGTAATATCAGCGGTGGATATTCCACCCTTTTTATTTCATTATATTATCGTTATTGTATGTGTCACATATATCGTATGTGTTTGTGTATTGAAATTCAAATACTTATATTGGTATAGCCAGCCGTTGACATTTCGATTTACAATACGGCGATTCGGCGGTGGCGGTGGCGGTGGCGGCCATAGACCTCGGTCAACCATTATGAACCCATTATCTCTCGGCGAACGATGTTATAATGCGGTAGTTTATCCATTTTTGAATAATGTAAATCATAATAGCGTACAGGTGTATTCCGACGCCGACGCAAACGTTATCGACGCCCCGTTCGAGAGAATTGCCGCATTCTTATCTCGTCCTGAAACGGAAATCATGATGCCTGGACACCGGGGGAGCGAAAAGATGAAAACTGAAATGTGTATCCCTGAAGATACGCTACGCATTATTCTCTCGCAAGATACGTTTGGTCTCTCGGTGTTCATCGGTGTTCTTAATGACCCTTTGCGTGGTGCTGATGTAATAAAAGGCGTATCGATACTAACACCCAGAATTATGATGTCGTTTGAATCATCGACCACGTCGGTTCCATATCAGTCTGTCAGTATTTATATGTCTGAGTATCTTGCATGGAATAGATATACGGTGGGTGACCGCGAATCTCTCGAACTTCTTGAAACAACTGAATATATTCAGAAGTCCCGAGAGATTGCTGGAGAGCAAACATTATACCGATATCGCGAACTTCCATGGTTTGTTATTCCATTTTCGACAGTGTATTCTTATATGTTTTCTATACCAGCATCGGTATCTAGTTACAGCGCAAACAATCGTATATCGACCGTCCCCGTATCATCGACGAATTTCGCCCTTTTTTATTCTTTTGTAAATGAATGTTCGAGAGATTTTCGATGCTGCATCCTTAACGAACTTACACAACTACAATCTCTCGTCGATCACGGAATATATCGAATCTATATGCTTTTACTCAACCAAGTACGCGTGATTGCGGTTTATTTATTTGGTTCTTCATCGATGAAAATAATAAAGCCACCGCTGTCTATGGCGGTTAAAACAAAGACCAAGAAACGATTAATAACGAAAGGGAATCGTATATCCGATCTTCACGAACAAATATCAAATACATCCACAGCTCTCGTAAAGTATATACCTCCGGTAATTAAACCAAGATATGACGCATTTGGGAAAAGAGTCGCGATGGAGTCATCGAGAACCTCATCCGTTGGTGTTGGTTCTTTGCTAGCCTCCTCGTCGAGAGATGACGACGATATTATATTATTAATGTCATCTATTCAACATAAATCATTATGTGATATAACTGATTTTATTCACGGGTTTCATTTATCTATATCCAAAATCATGACGTTACCTGATATAGGTATTAAAAATCGCCATGATAAGTGTATTATGATAGATACGATGGCGCATAATTATCGGTTGATTGATGATATTATCGCTAATTTTTCATCATGGCGATTATTATCACAGGATAAATGGTATTACATTCTATATAATGCCATTATACATGAGCAAACGTTGTGTAAAGATATTCTTATTATCTGAATACGTTATATTCATCTTCGGTAATACTGCGTAGTTGCACGTCGCCCCATTCCGCCAAACATACCGCCGCCGCCGCCGCTACTGATTCCTTTCATATGACCACCTGATGCGGCATGTGTAAAAGTATCAACTATAAATATAATGAATATGCCTAAAAAGCAATACAATACGAGTTCTTCGATAACGTGCCCGGTTTTTTCGTCCTTTTTCTCCTCTAACATATGAATGATGTAGTTCAACTTTTCAATCAACGCTGTATTCGTTCCAGACATATTACTGCTACCGCTACCGCTACCGCTATTAGCACCACCAGCCAATTGATTCGCGAGTGTTTCAGCATAAGGTACAAATTGTTCGTAGTATTGTGAAGCATAAGTACTTGATTTCGAATTTGTGCTAAATGGATATGTATTGGCGTTGGCTTTGGGGGTGGCTGCGTCCTTCTTCGGAGCACCGGCAATCCCCATTAATTTATCAAAATACGGGGAACTTCCGGCAGTGGAGGTGACGGCCGCAGAAGAAGTATCCATTCCTTCCAATAAAGTCGACGAATAAGATGACGACGGATTTAGGGAATTCATCTGTGTTGTTTTACGAACTACTTGTTGTGGTGATGTTTTGCTAGATACAGTATCTGGTCCCCGAATAATTCCAGAATGAGATACATTTGTCGCATAAATACCCATTCCTTGAGCAGGATATGATGGAAGAATTGACGACGTATCATCCGGATCTTCTTCACTATCCTCACCGCCTTTACGATGAATATTCTCGATATAATCCTTGATTTGCTTTATTTTCTTCCCGGCCGATGATACAAGTTCATTCGAATGATTATTCGATTGTGTCGGCGTTTCTTGATTTCTAGGAATCTTTAGGGTTCTATTCTTGAGGCCGCCGCCGCCGCCGCCGCCGCCATTTCGACGAATATTGTTTTTGGGTTCATTATTGTTGTCATCGGCATATTCCGAAAAACCTAAAGATGTCATATTCTCCTATAAAAAAATGAGATATTAATTCGGTGAAGATTTACCAGGTTATATACGAAAAATATATTTGTTATGTATATAAGACGAAAATGGTGAAATTAAGCAAGGAACTCACTTTAGGTGTTTTATTGGTGGTTATCGTTATTATGGTGCTTAAACCCAACCTTCTCGGGTTTTTGTACAATAACGTGCTGGGCAAGCTTATCTTTGTCGCAGCTGTCGTGTTTCTTTCTTTGAAGCATACCGCTGCCGGGTTGCTGGCCGTCGTGTTTGTCGCGATTGTTGCTTCGATGAGTGGCTACCACGGGTTTGAGGGCATGACTACCAGCGAAGAGGTACTTGAAGGTGAAGAGAATATGAAGAAGGATGAAAATAAGAAGTGCGAAGGTGATAACTGCGAGACCGACAAGATTGAGGGCATGGAGACTCAGGCACCAGACCTCATGAAAGAAATCAACGATAAGCTTAAGAAGAAGTAATGCGAATCTGCGTGAACATCAATACAATACATGTATATCGTATATATGTATTGAATTATCTAGTCTAATAATAGTAGTCATATCATATGGAAATTCAATACTATATTCAGTATATTCTATCATGGATTTATCATAACGTGCTTTATACAGATGCTACATTTGCGATTATTCGTATATTATTATTCATCGGGTTAGTGACCTTATTTGTTTATCGCGAGTATGTATTATTTACTGTATTATGTATTATTGTAATATCTGCGGAGTGCTTTCGATTAAACTGTGATATGGTGGCGGCGTTAGAGAATATGTTATCTGAATTACCGGTGGTATCAGAAGCGCTCGTATTTGATAAAGACGAACTTACGAAAGGTGTCCCGATAACCCGTGAGGGGTTTTCTCTCAGCTTTCCGAAAATTATCAAGGGTGATGATTCCGGGACAGATCATCGGCGTTCCAATAAATTCATAGAGGAAGACAGTAATGATTTTACGGATAAATACTTCAATAGCAAACAGTGCTCGATTGGTAGCGGGATCGGGGGCATATCTATGTTCGGAAGTAATGAACTTCTTGAAGGTACAACACGAACCACTGTAATTAGCGGAATCTACGATTTTGAGAATAAAAGCACACCCAATAATGATAGCGGAAACGTAGGAACACGCGCCACATATTTCATCGATTGCGTTTATTACCCCATAAAACGAAGCCATGATAAAGTCGGCTCTTTTCGTAAGGTAAATAGTAATGACTATTATGTTGGTGATTTTCGTGATATGAAACGACTCATGTATAACGATATCAACGATCGAATCATCGATATTAGTAGATGCCTCACTCGGTTTAATAGTGAACTATTATTCAATACAATGTCGGATATTACAGCGGGCATAAGTAATAGAATCACATTATCAGATAAAAAAGACGGTACAGATATATCAGATACAGGATTCGTGTATAAATCTCTCATCGCCGGTGATAAAAACACCGATAAAATGGTAAATATTCAGCCTCTGAATTCAGGGCGTGCTGGTGATAATCGAAGTGATAGCACATACAACCAACTACTTCAAACTGTAAATTCAGACGAACGTTATAAAAATAATGATGCGTTAAAGCAACGACATCTTACTATTTATAGTAAGGCATATAGTTATCGCAAACGTATCGACGAAATTCTCTCGATGATGCGCCAACAAACTAAGAATGATTCTGCGTTATTATACACGATTCGCGTTGATGAAGCGATTATACAAGAATTACGAATGATGCTCGGGTGGCTTGCGATTGTTCAGCGAACCGCCGATATTATCAAGTTTGAAATGGAATTAGGTACGGGTGATAATACAAAGGGTATTTATGTCACGAAACTTGATACAATACCACCACCTACTACCCTCGAACCCATCACAGCGAAGCCGCCTGAAATAATAACTGGTGTCAGAAATATTTTTAAACTACCACACGATGACGATACTTATAATAGCGCCGATGAAAAGAGATATTTATACGGGATTACTTATTATTTTGGTGGACGCCCACATCGACGCTGAATGTAATAAAATAATATATCCACCTAATATAGATATATTCGTTCATTCGTATCGGGCTATCAAATAATAAAAAAATGAAATTAAGAACTATTGCGATTTTAGTTTTGATGGCGACAATCGTCGTATTGACATCTGCTTTCGGCGCATATCAAGATGGTATTGAAAAAAAGAAAGAGCATGAATTTGATACAAAGCATAAGACCGGAAAAGAAGACATTCCAAGCACACTTGTTGGTGCTGCTGGTGCGGGAACTTCGTATAAACAAAGCAACGCTCATCTAGATATATCTGAAAAAGTGGATGGACCATATGTAAAAGAAGGACCGAATACATATCGCGGAAAGGCCGGAGGTTATGATTTACGGGATACATATGACAGCGACGACGAAATCGACAGCGACAGTGACAGCGACGACGATAACGACGGCAAGCCGATGACTGATTTTCAGAGGAAAATAAAATATATCAAAACGATATTTAAAGAGATATTTAGTAAGTGGAAATCACAGGAATCAATTATGGCGCCTACCAGTATAGAAGAGGATCCCGACGTTCCACTTGATGAAGGGTTCAAAATTCGTGAAAAATTTAAGAAAGGTGCTCGTCAAGGTATGCGAAAGCTGAAAAATGCGTTTCGTGGACGACTCAAATCATAAGAAATAATCTATCGTAATTGTAATTATATTATAATGTCAAAGAATACACGTAGTCGTATAGCACGTAGATCGGTGACGCCAAAATCGATGATGGCAAATCAATCAGCGGGTGCGGGTGCGGGTGCGGGTGCGGCGGTAGCAGGGGGCGTCCCAAAACCATCACAAGTAGGCGGAGCTCCCGGATCTATCGCATCATCTCCCTTCATTCCACCCATCACCCTGAAATCATTTACGGATTTATTTTCTGGGAAAACGAACTTTTTTACACTACAATCGCCTGCGAATAATATTATGAACTCGAAGGTTCTCACGGTGATGCACAACTTCTTCCATAACCTGAATACGAGCACATTTTTCGCCGGTTTTGTTATGATTATTTTGAATATCGGATCACGGTATATCAACTTGGATTTGAATTCTTCGACGGAGTCATGGATTAAATACCTGATGAGCAAAGAGGTGCTCGTATTTGCGGTGAGCTGGATGGGTACGCGTAGTATATATTACGCACTTGTTATTACTGCTTGTTTTACGATTGTCGCTGACCATCTCATGAATGTAGATAGCAAGTATTGCGTTATTCCGTCGAAGTTTAGGGACTTACATACGATGACGGAAGAGAAGCATGGGCCAGAGAAAAAGGTGAGCGATTTAGAAATCAGTAACGCCCTTCATACGCTTGAGAAGGCGAAAAAAGAGAAGGAAGAAACAGACCATTTAGAACTGATCAAGTATCACCAGTTGTTTAAAGATGACACCTTTGAGTCGTCACAGCCCGCGAAGGTAGGTGGGGGTGCCAGCGGAGCGAAATAACAGCGTAGCGTAAGTTTTATGAGAAGAAAAATAGAAT